CGTTTTTGACAAACTTGATCAGGTCGGTCAGGCGGGCGTTTACTTCGTTGAGGGTGCCGACATGGCCCCAGTTGATCGGGCTGGCCGTGTCGTCGCCTGGGGCGGGCATTTCGAAAAGGACTTCGGCTAGCTTTGCAATCATGTCTTGGGCGACTAGGTGGGCGTTTTCATATGCGGCGTCGGCGGTGATTTTTGGCTTGCTCATTTTGTTGCCTTTTGGTTGGCGGGTGTTGTTTGTATGCCCTAACGATAATAATCGTCGGACAGTATTGCAAGCGGTGTAGATACAAAATCTCAAAAAAGGCAAAAATCATTGAACCGCGAACTACAGCTAGAAGCACGGGCACTTCGGCAGCGATGGCCGATAGACGACCGGCAACGGAACGCGATCATCCGAACAATGCTCGGCATCATGCTAAGCGGCGACGCGAAGCCGCGGGATCGAATATCAGCCGGCAAGGCGTTGTTAGCAGCAGAGGCACAGAACCAAGCGGACGAACATAAGGCGGTAGATGTTAGCCTTCGAACCGAGCACGATCGACTGGATGCGATCGCTAGAGACCTCGGCCTTGAGGTCGGTCTTATCGAAGCTGCCGAAGGACAAAGCAGAGGCGGCGCTGATGGCGTTGAAGCGGTCGGTATCGTTAGCGCCGATTGAAGATGCGGCATCAAAGGACATTAAGCGAAAGCGTCAGGAACGCAGTGAAGCGGCCCGGATTGTTATTCCCGAATGCAAGAATTCGGCCCGCCGCGAAGCTTGCTTAGACGATCCGGAGCGGTTCCTAAAAACGTATTTTCCGCGGGTGTACCGATTAAGCTTTGGCACCGATCACCGATTCATGATCGGAGCCATCCTCGACATCGCGACAACGGGAGGGCGTCAAGCTGTAGCCGCCCCTCGAAGCCGCGGGAAAACCGAGATCGTTAAGGGCATGGCGTTATACTCAATGCTTCGCGGCCTATCGCGGTTCATCCTCCCGATCGCGGCCACGACGGCACTTGCCGAAAGGCTCTACCAAGACATTAAGCGAAAGATCGCCACCAATGAAATGCTCTTGGAAGATTTCCCCGAAGTATGCTGGCCGGTGCGGTGCCTGGACGGAGCTCCGCAGCGAGCAAGCAAGCAGCACGTCGACGGCGTGAAAACAAATATCGTTTGGTCAGGTGATTATTGTCGATTTGCCGACGTGCCTGGATCACCTTACGGCGGCGTCAAAATGGCCTACTACGGACTAGACGCGGCTTTTCGCGGTGTCAACATCGACGGCGACCGGCCCGACTTTGTTATCGTCGACGATCCCGAAACGAAGGAATCGGCAAAGAGTCAACTACAGATTGAAGACCGCGAAAACACGCTCGACAAGGACATCGCGGGGCTTGTGTCGCAAGATGGCCGCATGGCGATCATGGTTATCACCACGACGCAAAATTGTTTTTGCTTGTCGGCACGGCTGACCGATCCAAAGATTAAGCCGGCGTACAACGGGCGGCGGTTTGGGCTTATCGAATCGTGGCCGGCTAACCTCGAACTTTGGGACGAATATATCGCCATTCGCCAAGCGTCGCAGCAAAAAGGCGATCGGCACGGAGCAGAGGCGGTAGACTTTTACATTGCAAACCGCGAAGCGATGGACGCTGGCGTTAAGATGATCGCTGACCACTTCACGGAGATCGAAGACGAGAGCGGGCGGCCGATGGTGCTTTCCGCCATCCAGCAAGCTTACAACAAAATCGCGGACACGAATCTATCGGCGTTCAAAACCGAATACCAGAACGATCCGGACCCGGAAGAGCAACCGGAAACGACGGGGCTAACCGCTGGCAGGGTGGCAAGTCGAGTCAGCGGAATGAACCAAGGCGACTATCACACCGATACCGAGTTTGTCACGGTCGGGCTTGACGTCGGAAAGTACTATTCCCATTGGGTAAAAATCGGTTGGCACGGCAACGCGATTGGACACATTGTTGATTATGGGGTCATGGAAACTCCGGGAATGATGGCGGCGACGAATGATAAAGCGGTGATGACGGCGTTGATACCGGCACTTGCCCAATGGCGTACCGACATTACGGCAGACGGCAAACTAGACTTTTGCCTGATCGACTCAGGCGATTACACCGAAGCCGTCTATGAGTTTGTTCGGCAGGTGGGCGGTACTCCATTCGCGGCCTCTAAGGGCTGGGACCAAGGCCGGTTTCGATTGCCGAACGAGGGACCGGGCAAGCGGCCGTTTATCGAAGCCTACGCAGCACACCAGCCAGCCGAAAGGTTGTGGCTCTACAACGTCAACACCGAACATTGGAAGCAATGGACGCAGGAGCGTTTTGTCACCGCGACTTTCGACGATCAAAACCAATTTAACGACGGCACTTTATCGCTCTATGCTTCGACAGATCGCAAGCGGCACTTGTCATTCTCTCACCACATCGTGGCGGAAGAACGGCGGGAGACATTCGTGCCCGGTCGTGGTATGATTCGGAAATGGGTAGTGTTGTCGAAAAACAATCACTACCTAGATGCGGCGGCGCTAGCGTGTGCGGCGGCGGGCGTTTTAGGCGTCCGCATTCTGCCGAAGACGCAGGCGACGCCCGTATCGCAACAGTTGAGGCAACAGCAACCAGTACGGCGTCTGCTCAACAGCAGGGGCCAACCTTTTCTTGTGACGGAGCGTAGATAGATGGCGAAACGAGTGAATCCTTTAAGTGTTGACAAACCGGTCGTTGCCGACTGGTCGCAAGGACCAGAAAACCCGGTTGACCTCCTAAGGGTGGCAATTGACCATGTAGGAAATCGAATCGGCTACGCATTGCCAGACGTTGACGGCGAAGAGCCACAAGCCCCGCAAGTGGTCGAGTCGACGGCTATCGTCGAAGTGCCGCTAGGCGTTGTTTCGGGATCGGGCTACGTGTCAAGACGTGCCGACGTAAAGCTAAGCCGCGATCAGTGCTTGACACTTCGGGCGCTGCTCAGAGGCTTGCAGGATCGCGGCGAACAATTGCAAAACGGGCGACCGGTGACAAATTGCACCTCGGCGGTGCAGTGGATGCTTGAGAAGATTGCATCTAGTGCCGATAAACCGTTTGTCGGATCTATCTAGCAATTCGCGTCTCGTGCCCTAGCATCAGGGCATGGTGATTGCGGACATCGAATCCGATCTAATTGAGTACGCCGATTTCGAAGAGGTCGGCAGCGTCGCGCGGGCCAAGCTATTCATCACGGCGGCCAAGCGTTGGCTTATTCTCCGCCCGGAATCGGCAAGCAATCAATCTTCGTCTTTGTCAATCGGCAAGGACTCTGTTCAAGAGCTTATGCGGCGGGCCCAGGATTACGTCGCGGCTAACGGCACGACTTCGGGCGGTGGCCGAAATAGCGTGCGGTTCCTCAGTGCTACGAGGTTCCGCTAATGGGCAAGTACAAAGACGCTAGGGGCATCGCGGCGACGTTCGATAAGATCCGGGCCGACTATGACATGAGCCGGGAGAACCGGTTCATCCGTCGCCGCACTGGCGTTAATCCGCAAGGCACCGGGCCGAATTATCACTACCGCACCGAGGACAAGTACTACGCGGACATCGAGCAAGCCCGCGACATGGACCGCAACGACGGGCTAGTCGGCACGCTAGTTGATCGCCGTGTCGACAACATCGTCCAAAGCGGCTTCGTTCAGCATCCGGCGACGGGCGATAAAGGGCTAGACCTCGAACTCTACAACCGCTGGGAGTCTTTTTCAAACGACCCGGACCAATGCGACGTAGCCGGAGAATTGACCTGGAAGGAAATGGAACGGCAGGCGTGCCGGTCGGAATCGATCGACGGCGACATCGTTGTTCTCGGGACTGAGGATGGTTCTTTTCAACTTGTCGAAGCTCATTCAATCAAGACCAAGAGCAGAATTGAAAACACCTTCCTCGGAATCACGACAGATCGATACGGCAAGCGGATTCAATACCACATTCTCGAAGAGCTTAACGAGTTCGGACTAAAGGGCGAATCGCGACCGGTTGACGTTCGCGATAGCGAAGGCTTGCGGCAAGTCTTCCATGTCTACAACCCAAAGCGGGTCAGGCAAAATCGAGGCGTTACGCAACTCGCGCCGGTGTTTGCATACTCGGGGATGCTCGAAGACATCAACTTTGCGAAGCTTGTTCAACAGCAGGTGGTTTCGTGCTTCGCGATCTTCCGCAAGATCGCTGCGGGCTCACCTTCGCTTCCCTCTGTCGACGGCATGTTTGGGGACGCTTCGACACAGCCGACCGGAAGCGGTGTTAGGCAGCTCGAAGGCATCCAGCCCGGCATGATGATTGACGGCGTGCCCGGCGAAGAGTTGCAAGGATTTAGCCCTAGCGTGCCGAACGCGGAGTATTTCGATCAAGTCAAATTGATTTTGCAAATCATCGGCGTCAACTTTGGCTTACCGTTGTGCTTGGTCTTGATGGATGGCAGCGAAACGAACTTTAGCGGCTGGCGTGGTGCCGTTGATGAGGCCCGCAAAGGCTTTATCGCCGATCAGTTGAACTTAGTTCGGCGGCTTCACTCGCCCGCTTGGCGGTGGTGGGTATCGCGTTTGCTTGAAAGCGAACCCGCGATGCGTCGAGCGTCGAAGCGGTCGGGCGTTGACATCTTTGGACACGTATGGAACTTGCCGACGTGGTCTTATATCGAGCCGGTGGCGGACGCAGAGGGCGACGCAACGCAGCTTCGCAACGCTCTAACAAGCCCACGAAGGATGCACGCGGCCCGTGGCAAGGACTGGGAAACGATCGCCGAAGAGATCATCGACGACAACGTTTATGCGATTGAACGAGCCAACAAAGCGGCGGCAAAGATCAACGCAGGCAACCCGTTAGCGCCGGTGACGTGGAGAGACCTTATCCCGCTTGCGATGCCAGCAGGTACCACGATGGCGATGCAGGACCCGAACGCCGTTGCGGTGCAAGAAGCAGCGGCCGGAAGTGACACCGAATCGGCTACGCCGACCGGCGAGTTTGCTGGCATCACTCGCCAGCAGTGGAACCGCAACCGCAAGGCAATCAAGGACGTGCTAGACGAAATGATCGCCCGCACGACAAGCGAAGCGGCTGCCCGTGTTTTTCTTGGCGGAATCGGACTTTCGCAGGCATCGGTAGACGCACTGATCGCGGATGCAAAGGACGGAACGGTCGAAACGCCGGAGGTGATCGAAGGTGTCTAAGGTTATCAAGATTGATGGGCTGATCGGGACTAAGCCAAACGAGATTTCGGCGTCCTACATTACGTCGCAACTGCCGGAAAACGGCACCGAGCCGATCGAAATTGAGATCCACTCCGAAGGCGGTAGCGTGATCGAAGGCTTCGCGGCATACGACGCGATCGCGGCCTACCAGGGACCAAAAAAGGTTTCGGTTAAGTCGTCTGCGTTTTCGATCGCTTCATTCATTGCGATGGCTGGCGATGAAATCGAGATCACGCCGAACGGATATTTGATGATTCATCGGCCTTACCTTGGCACGGAAGGCGACGACGAAGAGTTAGCGAACGAAGCCGAATTGCTTCGCGACATGCGTCAAAAAATGACCGCGGCCTACGCCAGGAAAAGCGGGCTAAGCGAAGAGGCAATCGGCGAAATGATGAAGCGAGACACGTACTTAAACGCCGAAAAGGCGTTGTCGCTTGGCTTCGTCAATCGGATCACCGACAAACCAATTTCGGGTCGACCGCTGGCCCGTATGGAATCAATGCCGCACGGTGTTGTTTTGGCGTTATGTAGCGCCAAGCCAAGCGGCGAAGAACCGAGCAAGGCTAAGGAGAAATCTATGTCCGACGCTCAACCAGTCGCCGCAACTCTCGAAGAAATCGAAGCGGCTTATCCGAAGGCCAAGCCGGATTTTGTCTTGGCTTGCCTCAAGAAGCGAATGCCGATGGCCAGTGTGGCAACGGCAGCCGTCGAAGAAATGATGCGGGAGAACGCGGAGCTAAAGGCTCAAATCGCAGCGATGCAGGAAGAGATGGGCAAGGCGAAATCCGTCGAACATGGCGACATGGAGACGGAAGAAAAAGAGGAAATGCAAGAGATGGCACAAGCCAAGGCGAAAGGCGTCAAGCCGATTGCCAAAGCTAAGTCAACCGAAGGCATTTCTGCCCGTGCCCGATGGGACGAGGCAGTTGCTTCGGCCTTGGGCAAATGTCGCAACGATCGCCGAAAGGCGGTGGCACTTGCCAGACGCGAAAACCCTGGACTCGCCGAAGCTCTAGTCGCCGAAGCCAATGTCCGCTGATTACACCACAAGCCAAAAAAGGAACTGAAACATGAGTCAGTATGTTGACGGAAACCTACGCGGTTTCATCGCAGACGAAGCGATCGCACAGCACCTTCGGGTAAAGCTTGACAGTGACGGCCGCGTCACCGTCGCGGGATTGACCGACCGCGACATCGGAACGGCAGAGACGGCCGCTTATGCCGCTGGCGATCCAATCACCGTTCGGCTTCGGACGGCAGCAGGGACCGCGAAGATGGTTTCGATTGAAGCCGTGACCGTTGGGTCACTGGTTTACACCGAGGCCAACGGCAAGGTTCAAGACACCGCGGCATCGACGGCTTTCCTCATCGGCACGGCACTGGAAAGTGCAAGCGGTGACGGATCGGTGATCGAAGTGCTTCGGTACAGCCACGGCGATACCGCTGTTACCTGATCGGCTTTTCACACAACACAAAGGAGAATTGAAACATGGCATCACCTATCACCAGTTTGGCAACCCTTCGACCCGACCTCGCATCGTATTTCGAATACGATTTGGAGGCCGACCGTTCGGGCTACGTCGCGGCGCGAGTGCTTCCGGTTATGGAAGTGCGGAGCGCCGCCGGCAACTTCGGGAAGGTCAAGCTTGAAGACCTTCTGCAAAAACGGGACACCTTGCGGACGTCCGGCAGTGCTTACAACCGCGGAAACTTCCAATTCGACGACGCGGTCTACGCGACGCGCGAACAGGGGGCAGAAGAGGTTGTGGACGACAACGAAGCCCAAATGTATGCGGATTACTTCGACCTGGAGCAAGTCTGCACGGCAAGGGCCTATTCTGCCGTACTTCGCAGTGCCGAGCAGCGGGTTGCAAGTGCGATCTTCAACGCGACGACGTGGAACGGCTCCAGTCTAACGACCGCGATCACGAACGAGTGGGACACCAACCACACGACAAACGCGGTTCCGATCAATGACGTTGAGGCCGCGGTAAACAAAGTCTATGACGCCTCGGGCTTGTGGCCCAATGCGTTAATTATCAACCGCAAGGTTTTTCGGAACCTTCGAAACCTCGATCAGATTATCGAGCGGATCGAAAGTGCCGGGGCTGGCAACGCAAGCAAGCCTAGCGACATCACCGCCGAGATGCTGGCGAGGGTGTTCGATCTAGACTTCGTGATCATCGCCGGGTCGTCGAAGAATGGAGCGGATGAAGGGCTGACCGCAACGCCGGAGCAAATCTGGTCTAGCGAGTACGCGATGGTTTGCAAAGTCGCGACGGGCAACGACATGCGAGAGCCTTGCATTGGTCGCACTTTCCACTGGTCCGCAGATGGATCGTCCATCGGCGGCACGGTCGAGAGCTACCGCGAAGAAGGCGTCCGCGGCAACGTGATCCGAGTTCGGCACCAAGTCGCCGAAGTCGTGTTGCACGCCGAAGCGGGCCACCTCCTTAGTAACGTGACCACGCTCTAAGGTTTGAAATGGCAACGGTTTTCGATTCTCACTTCGCCTCAGTGGGGTTCCCCGCATTGCTTGAGCAGTTCGGGGAGTCGATTACCTACTTGCCACGCAGCGGGGGGGCGAGGCCGATTACCGCCATCATCGACCGCGAT